CCTCAAAGATAAATGAGTCGTTCGCTGAGATATCATGTATTACTGCTATGGAATGTCAGGCAGCTGGGCTTCCTTTTGTTAGTACAAATCGTGGTGCTTTAAGTGAAACATTAGCACCTGATGCCGGCACACTAATTGATGGGTTGCCATGGGAAGATAGTTATGTAGATAAGTTTTGCAGTGCGGTGATGAAGTATGTAACCATTGATGAAGAGTTAAGTAAGGCACAAGTAGCTGGTAGAGTATATGCTAAGCAGTTGGGTTGGGATTTAGTAGCTCGGCAGTGGAGTAATATGTTTATGGCAGAGTTAGATGCTAATCGTGGTTCCGTTCATACTCGTGCTAGTAATTTTATTAGGCGTTCGGATATTATAGCTGCTGAGCATCTACTAAAGACAGAAGGGGATCTTAGTGATCCACGGGTACCTGATTTGCTGAAGCGTATAGATGCAAGTTGGGGGTTTAAGAATGATCCTGTGCAATTTAGAGCCCAGTATGAGAAGGTTGGGCTTACTCATACTGACGTATTTAAGCAAACCCAGCGGGAACCTCGCTTTGAGAGAGCCTTTGAATGGTTACAACAGCACCCAGAAGCATCTCGTATCATTGATTGGGGGTGTGGTCATGGTAGTTATGCTATAGGTTTAAGTAATTTGGTGGGGCGGGAATGGATAGGCTTGGATATAGATAAGAACGGGATTGAGATGGCTGGGCGTACTATAAGTACCAAAGCTAAGTATCCTGGGCAATTACGATTTATGACTACTAAAAATAAGCACAATGCTCAATTCGATAAGCGAGTAGGAACACCTGATAAGGGAAATTGCTTGCTCTTAATGGAGGTACTTGAGCATGTGGTAGAGCCATGGGCACTAATAGATGAGGCGGAAGAATTATTAGAGGAAGGGGCATGGGTAATGATTACTGTGCCCTATGGTCCGTGGGAGTTTGATAGTTATCGGACGTACCCTCACAGATGCCACTTATGGGAATTTGATTTGCATGACTTGCGAGACATGCTTGGGAATAAGCGAGATGTGCAAGTGCAGGTACAGGCATTTGGAGAGGCTGTACTAACTAAAGATGTGTTAGGCTGGTATTGGATTCAGTATAGGGTAGATCATTCCCGCAAGGCAGGAAAAATTGATATGTCCAGAAAGTGTCGTTTACAGAGACCCAGACAAACAGTTTCGGCTAATATCATAGCAGGGCCGGGGGTAGAGCAAACAGTTCATTGGTGCTTGCAGTCACTATTGGATGTGGTGGATGAGATTATTGTAGTCGATTGTGGGATGTCAGATGAGGGCAAACGCATAGTAGCACAGTACCCGGTAAAGATTATTCCTGGGAGTGCCCCTAGAGAGAACGGATTTGAGACCCCTCGGAATGAGGGCATGAAGCATTGTACTATGGACTGGATTCTGTGGGTAGATACAGATGAGAAATTAATAAGTCCAGAAAGCTTGCATAAGTACCTACGAGAGAATTGCTTTAATGGGTACTCTATACGTCAACATCACTTTGCGGTAGACACCACATTCGATGCTGATATGCCAGTGCGGTTGTTTAGGAATCGTAAGTGTGATGGGAAAGGCATGAGATGGTATGGTATGATCCATGAGCATCCTGAGTTAGGATTAAATGAAGGCCCTGGGCAAACAGTAGTCTTAGAAGATGTGCATATAGCCCATGTTGGATATCTTAATGAGAATACAAGACGGCAGCGATTTGCAAGAAACTTTCCATTGTTAGAGATGGATAAGAAGAAGTACCCTGATCGTGTTTTACAGAAGCATTTTATAATGCGAGATACTATGCTTACTTGTATTTATGAGTTACAACAGAATGGTGGGCAAGTAACTGATGGTATGCAAGAGAAGTGCCATGAAGTTATAGATTTGTGGCGAAAGTATTTCAGAGGGAAACCACATTATGCTAATGTTAATTCTCTTACATACTATTCACAGGCATGCCAGGTGTTAGGAATAGGGTTTGAGGTGTCGTTCCTGATTAATGCTGCTAAGGATAAGGTTAAACCTAATGGAGCAGCAGAGGTTTACAGATTTGAGTCTCAAGAAGATGTGGAGCAAGAGTTACAGTGGCGAACAGCACAGCAAGTGGGCCCGATAGCATCGGCACACTATTAGTAAGGCTAGTCTAAGTAGTATAGTAATATAGGGGATTATAGTATGCCAGGAGTACTGCCATTCAGTTATAGCACGGTTAGTCTAATGATGTTGACTTTGCCAGCTGCTATGTCTCTGACAAATGTACAGTCAGCACACTTCGCTCACTACGGTGGGCAAGCGCAGGCGTTAGTTAGTGCTAAACTAGCTAAGTTCTACTCGATGCCTTTGACTCAGGAGGTACCAATACTACAGGCTATTACTACTGATATATCTTTGTATTATTTATTAGTTAAGAGAGTGTTTACTGGGGAGAGAATGAATAAGTCTGAGTGGCCTGATAGGTTTAAGATGGCCATGGATATTCTTGATGATATCTCGACTGGGAAGCTTCCTCTATTGGATTCGGCTGGGGTGTTGGTTACCGGGCGAGGGGATATAGCAGAGGTATGGACCAATAACAAAGGTTATCGTCCTACGTTCCATGATGGAGAATGGGAGTCAATGGCTCAGGATCCTAATATGTTGGATGATATTGAAAGTGAGCGTAGTGATCTATGACTGTCAGTATGCGCTTTAATGTAGATACTAAACAAGCACGGAAGCGCTTAAAGAGTATAGGATTGGAATTGCAACCAGTCACTTTATTAAAGTTGGTAGGTGAACGACTACTATTTTGGCTAAATGCGAATATAGAGGCAGGAGGATTAGAACGCAGATGGGCTCCACTACGACCTAACACATTATCTAATCCGTCAAGAGGTGGGAGTAAGCCAGTAGTGACCGGGCGTAGGCGCTTAGTGAAAAGTTTCTCGGCATTTGGTGGTCGTGGGTATAAGCTTAGCACTGCTAAGGAAACAGTGCAGGTAGGAACTAATGTGGATTATGCTTCTTATATACACTTTGGCACTAAAGGGCCTTATCCAATTCCTAAGAATGTTAGTAGTGCGAAAGTATTAACATTCTGGACGGTGGGTGGTAAAGTATTTGCTAAACGTGTTACGCATCCTGGATTAAAAGCTCGGCCATTATTACCATCAGTAGTGTTAGCTCGGCGTTTGGTAAAGAGTTCGTTAGATGCTTATATGAAGCGAGTAGTGGTAAGGAGTAAACGTGGGACGAGTTGATTACTTTGCAATTCAGGAAGAGATGGCAGAGATTTTTCGTGCTCATACTGATCTTGCTAATATAAAAATATTGGTAGAGGAAGAGATATTATTTGGTGCTGACGAAGGTCCATGGTTGGCAATTTATTTGGATAGAAGGGACGCTGTAGATGGTGAGCAGTATATAGCGGCTGGAACTTCTACTGTATTTAAGTTATCTTTTACTATTGTATGTGCCGCGTTTAGTTTGGATTCTTTGAAGTCATCAGTTAAAGCACGGAACGATTTAGTAGGGAATGTGGAGTTGGTTCTTATGCAGAATCGAACTTTGAATGAGAAGGTTAATATGTTGTGGTTAAAAGGTGGTGATATGCCATCTGGCAGATTACCAGATGATATAGGATTTGTTAGTTTAGCAGAGGTTCAAGTGGAAGCGGAAGTAGAGGAGACTGTTTAACCATGCTTATAGAAATTTTACAAGCACGGGAGTACCGTGTTATTGGTGCACGTGTGGTTGGTGATGAAGTACAAACCTCGAAAGAAGTTGGAGAACAGTTAGTGGCGCAAGGATTTGCCAGAGAGATCACTAAACCTCATCGTGTAGAAGGTAGTAAGAAAGTGCGTAGTAGTGGGAAGGAGGGCTAGACTATGGGATACGGAATTAAAGGGTTCGCGGGAATTGGTAAGGAAACAACGTGGGGAACTGCGGTTGCTGCCACCGATTATCTAAAAACCCTAAACGAGAACGTAGCATTAGCATTGGATAGGTTTGATATTGTTAATGTGCATGCCTCATTAGCAGAGCCTGATGATGCTACAGGTATTAACAGGATAGAAGGCAGCATTGAGTTCCCAGGGTTTCCTACTGGGTTAGGTTATTTTCTCAAGAGTGCTTTTGTACAGTCATCAGTAGTAGAGGTAACCAGTGGAGTGTTGTGGACCACAAAGTTTTATTCTCCGACTGCTGACTTTGCAACTGGAGTGGCGGCTGGGCAGCCATATACTTTGGAACTCTTTAGGGATGTTTCCAGTTCACATAGGTATGCTGGGGCAATGGTAAATCAATTGACCTTTGGATTTGCTCCTAATCAGGATGTTAGGATTTCGGCAGGAATTATTGCTAAGGCAGCTACTCTGTTAAGTAAGACGACAGCCTCATTTCCTGGGTCTCCGGTAAAACCGTTTACGTTTGATACTGCATCTATTCAGTTAGGTGGTGCTGCTAATGCACGTTTTGAGGCATTGCAGATTGAAGTAGATAATCAGTTGGAAGGAATCCCTGCGTTAAATGCTAGTACAGCGGTAGCTAAGATTTTGCGTAGAGGTCCACAGATGGTTAATATTTCGGGTACACTTGATTTTCCAGATGTAGCTGAGTATCAGCAGTTTGTGAATCAGACAGAGCAATCATTAGTGGTGCATGCCTTTAAAGCAAATTCGTTTGCACTATTAATTGATATTCCACGGATGGTCTTTACAGCATTCCCTACTGGAGTTCCTGGAAGAGAAAGACTAACAGCTGACTTTGAGGCGAAAGGATTTTTCCACAGTGGTTCAGCTAATGCTATTGAAGTGCAGTTAACGACAACTAAGAGTGACTATTAACTCTTAAATCTATAGGAGGTGTAATAAGCAGATATGGTTGAAGAAAAGAATTTGCCTACGAAAGAATCAGTATCTCAGTCTGTTGACAAGCAGGCAGGGGGTCTAACAGTAAATGGAAAAGAGTTTTTTGTGGGTCCGTTGAACATGGGAGATAGGAAGAAAATTAAGGAGAAGTGTGGTGTGGATATTCTAGCTTTTCGAGGGGAAGGGGATGAGTTGGGAGAAAAGGTTGCCTGTATTTTGGAGTATGGATTTGAAAAGGCGGGGATGTCTCAAGAAGAGATAGATTTAGTTCCTCTTGGGAAGTTGATTCCTATACAGGAAGAGCTGTTTAGAGGTATGGAGCCTCGCCCTACTTAGACCTCATACATGAGTTTGCGCTTGCGTATGGGTGGAGTCCTGTAGATATAGAATCATTGTCATTAAGTGATTTGAATTACTTACGGAGTAAGATACAGCGTGGCTGATGTAACCTTAACTACTAAGATTGATGGGACTGCCACTGTTTCGTCAAAACTTAAGCGGGTTGAAGGATCTGTTGGTAGCCTAGCTAAGCGGGCTGCGAGAGCTTCTCAACGGTTGAAGAGCTTTGGGGATCGACTTAATAGGATTGGTACTGGTTTAAGTATGAAGGTAACTGCACCTATTTTATTAGTTGGTGGGGCAGCTATTAAAATGGCCAATGATGCGATAGAGAGTGAGAATCTCTTTGAAGTGGCTATGGGTAATATGGCTGATTCAGCTCGTGTATTTTCAGAAGAGCTGCGGGCACAGTTCGGATTAAATGCATTTGAAGTTAGAAAAACAATTGGTATTTTTAATCAAATGTTATCTGCTATGGGGCTTTCTGAAAAGGCAGCATTTGATATGTCTACAAGTTTAACACTTTTAGCTAATGACTTTGCATCGTTCTTTAATTTAAAAACTGCAGATGCCTTTTTGAAACTGCAGTCGGCAATGGCAGGTATGGTATTACCATTGAGAACTTTAGGGTTTTCGATTGATGAGGTGGCAATAAAGCAAGTTGCTATGACTCGTGGGTTAGGAAGTAATATGAGTGTAATGACCCAAGCACAAAAAACTATTTTACGTTATATAGCAATTATGGAGCAATCTTCTTTAGCGCAAGGGGATTTGGCCCGCACACTTATGTCTCCAACTAATCAGTTACGAATTTTAAAATCCCGGATGCAGGAAGTTACGGCAGAATTTGGTTTTGGTCTACTGCCAGTTGTCGAGCAAGTGATACAGACATTAGTTCGTCCTTTTATGTCAAAGTTAGAGCAATTAGTACAGCGGTTTAAGAATTTAGATGAAGGGACTCGTTTACTTACAGGGCAAGTTTTGGCTTTTGCAGCAGCACTAGGCCCGGCAGCGTTGGCTATGGGGGTGGCTATAAAAATATTGGCATTAGGACTTACACCTATTGGATTAGTTGCAGTGAGCTTGGCAGCATTGGCTGGTACAGTAATTCTGTTAGCCCAAAACTGGCAACGTTTGAAGATAGCAATGGGACAGAAAATAGATCCTAGTGAGTTGATAGATGTGGCATCCGTTAAAAGATTGTTGGATGATCTTAATAGGGCACGAGGACTAATTATAGTTAAGATGCAGCGGCTACGGCAAGCTGGATTTGAGGGGCAGTTTGATTTACTTATTGGGCGTATTCAACAGTTGGATATCCAGATCATAGCAACTAATAAGCGCTTAGTAGAACTAGGGACAGGAGGGGATGCTGCTGCTAAGCAGCTATCATCAGCATTAGGTGTTCCATTATCTGAGATAGAACAGAAATTAGCGAAGTTAGGTGAAGAAAGTAAAGCAACTATAGCTCGACTGTTGATAGAGTTTAAAAAGCTGGGAAGTGGGGTAGATCCTGCTAATAAAGC